TAACTTTAAAAGAAAGAGCAGAATTGCTTTGGGAGATAACCACAGATCTTGATTGGGATACTTACGAAAAAGAAGATGAAGATGGTAAATATTTAGGTAAAGACATTGAAAAAGCAATGGAAGATTTAAAAAATACCGACAAAGAAGATGAACGATATCACTAAATGGTGGCTAACGCAGGATATGATGAACAGTTAAGGATATTCCAATAATGGAAGTGTAAAGATGAACAGAAACAAACAATTAAAATATAAGACGATAAAAAAAGAACTAGTTAAAATTGAGGATGAAAATGATCAGAGTTAATAAAGGTGGAGCGAAAGCAAAATTTCTAAACGACGAAGTTCGTAGAGATTTTATGAACAATATCAAACTAGGGCTACCGTACAAAACATGCTTAAATTTGGCAGGATGGAGCGAATCAGCGTTCTATGAATGGAAGCAGAGAGCCGAAGGAACACACCCAAAATTAAAAGACACGAAAAAAAGGTACTCGGTGTTTATGGAGGAACTAAAAAAGGCAGAAGCGATTGCGCAACAGGCTTTGGTCGTTCATATCCGTAAAGATGCTTCTTGGTTCTCTAAAGCGTGGATATTAGAAAGGCGATGGCCTAATGAGTTCGGACAGAAAGTTGAGATTGAAAACAATATGAATCTAAAGAACTTGTTCCCTGAATCCATAACGGACCCAAACGATGCAACCGAAAGTTAGAAAGGGATGTTGGGAAGAAGTATTCTATTTATGGAGCACCGTTGTTGTTTCTGCTATTGCAGCAAAGGGAGCAGGAAAAACCTTTATCGCTACATGTTGGGCGATAAAGGAAGCGTTACACGTTCAACCTGAAAGTATTGGTTTAGTTACAATGACTACTCAACAACAATGCCGAGATGTATACGAGCAGTTCTTTAAACCGATATTTAAGTTCATGGGCTTCAAGGATGGGTATCATTACAGCTTCAATAAGTCGAGTTTAAATCTCTACTTTGCAAATGGTTCGGTAGTTCATTTTCGTTCTGCTGAGGTTAGCACTATGATAAGAATTGAGACGCTTCAATATTCTTGGTGGTGGGGTGATGAGTGCCAAGCGTACACACCGAAAGCGCTTAAGACATTCAATTCTAGAACTAGAAAAGGATTGAAGAGAGTTAGAATCACAGCGATGCCAGCCGAACCAAGTGCATATATTTACAAGTTTGTAGAGAATATCAATGCAAAGCAGTATGAGTTGACGCTACATGATAACCCAGATCAAAAATTCGCAGAAGGTTATGAAACCACACTCAGGCAAACTTATACAGGTGCAGAGCTTGATAGGTATCTTTATGGTAAGAGAGTATCGCTAACAGGAACAGGAATGTTCGCCTTAAACTCTTCACACCAGAACAGGGTATATTTTGATAGAAGCAAAGAAACAACCATTGTCTGGGATTTTAATGTTGAGTATTGCGCTGTTACATTCTGGCAGAGAGGCGCTAAGACCACCAAAGGACAGAAAGCATATTGTACTAACGCTTTCCAACTTAAGGAAACCACAGCGTACGATAACGCTCTAAAATTGGTGCTGTTTCTATTTGGAATTGAAGAGTTCGATAGTCGGTCTCCCACGATGGGCGATGTGTACTTAGGGTGCATTAGAGACGGATTAAAGGATTCGTATGTTACCATCAAATACGATGATAGTGAGGGTAAAAATGGTTGGAATCTTGAGAAGGGAATTGAGCTTATTGAATGGGCTAAAATTAACAAGGAAGTTGACGGGCAGATTGTACTCGATGGGGATGCGTCTGGTGATAGCAGGAGTACAGTTGCACACGGTTCAGAGTGGACTCAAGTAAGAAAAGCTTTCAAGGATGCGTTCGGCAGCCAAGTGTTATACAAAGTTGCGAAAAGTAATCCATCAGTAAAAGATACAATCGAATGTTGTAACTGGGCGCTTACTACTGGCATGATTGAAATTGATAGCGTGAATGCAATGAATCTATATAACTCAGTAATCGGTTGTAAATATGATAAGCATGGCGGTATAGATAAAAGTGTTGATTACAAAGAGGGTGAAGTAAAGACGCACGATACAGATACATTCAGGTACGCTATTTGGCGTTATTACAAGCATCAGTATCATGGAGCTAAGAAGCTTGGATTGAGTGTAATTAAGGCTTAAATTTATTTATCCACCAAAACCATTAGAATTAAGTTAGGCTTATGAAAACGAATATGAAGTTCTCAGATAGATTGAAATTTGTGTTTACTGGTGCAGGAAGAAAAGCAAACCCATTCCAGAAAGTGATAATGATAGGCGGTTATGGCTCTGAATTATTCTCTCGATACGATAAAATAAGTTTAATAGAGAACGGCTACAATAGAAATCCTTATGTGAAAGCTTGCGTTGATAGGTTTGCAACAGGCGTTGGCGGTCTGCCGATTAAGCTTTCTGTAAACACTCCAAGCGGTAAGAGAATCTATGTTACTGAACATCCAATTCTTAAATTATTGGATAGGGCAGAAGGTGGACGGCAAGGATTGATTGAATTGTTCGCCACTTACTACAAAGTTACAGGCGATAGCTTCATGCAGATTGTTACGAACAAACATGATTTAGATGATGAAGGAATTTGGAAGTTTGGAGGAATTGAAGGAGGATGGCAGGAAGGTGTTATTCCGCTTGAGATAATTGTTTGGCCTGCTCAACACATCAACCCAATACAGGGGAGACCAAGTAAGCCAATTATGGGATATAGGTTTTCTGATTATGGTACAGCAGTTGTTCGAGAGTGGGAGATTATACATTGGAAAACTGCATCACTCACGGAATACTGGCATGGACTTTCTCCGCTCACACCGATAGGAACTTACATTGATATTTCAAATGATTCAGCGCTATGGAATGCCAACATGATTAGAAGAGGTGGACGGCCTGACTTGGTTATTACTTCCGAGCACGAACTAGATGAAATTCAGAAGAATGAGTTGAGAAAGTATTGGAATCAAAACATAGCAGGGGCAGAGAACAAAGATTCTAGTATACCTATCCTAGATGGAGGAATAAAGCTAGAGAATCCGAACAATTCGCCAACTGATATGAATTGGTTAGAAGGAGATAAGCACGCAGGAAGAATTATTTCAATGGGTTTGAAAACTCCATCAGAGTTAATTAATGACGCTCAGAATAAAACGTATTCCAATCAGAAAGAAGCAATCAAAGATTATTACAACTCCACACTTTTACCAGATGCAGGTAAAATGTGGGCAACTTTCAATAAGGCCATGAGTGGGTTCTACGAGGATAAACCATTGGTTGAGATTGATACCGATGCAATTGAAGCCTTGCAGGATAGCGCTAGAGAAAAGACTGAGAAGGTAATTAAACAGCGTTCAGCTAAAGTAATCACACTAGACGAAGCCAGAGAAGAATTGCAATACGGTAAAGCTTCGAAAGATTTAATTTCAGAACAGTTAGATGCTACTGGTGAACTAGAGGTTGGAAAAATGACACAATCACAGTTTGAGGAAGTGTTGAAAAAATCAGATTCTAGTTTCGATGAAATGTTTAAATCTAAGCAGGAAGAGATTATCCAAATGCTTAAAAAAATGAAATTGAAAGAGTGATAGTTTTTATTATCTTGAATTAACCAAACCAAATACAATTATGGAAGAGCAAGAAATCGTGCGCTACGGTGAAAAGTGGGCAAAAATTGAAACCATTGATGAAGAGAACGAAAGTGCAGAAGTTCGCATCATGGCAATGGTGGATGAAGAACTTGAGCCGACAGATGAAATCGTACCGGTTAAAATATCTGAGCTAACATCCATCATGGATAGAATGGCACAGCTTGAATCTGAAATTGATGAAGTTATTGACGATGCCACAGATGAAGAAATCGACGAACTTGAAAAAGAGTTTGTTATCGAAGAGGAATCTGAGGAAGAAGAAAAAGAGTTTGTTATCGAAGAGGAATCTGAGGAAGAAGAAGAAGAGGAAGAAGATGTTGAGGATATCCTAAAAAAAAAAGCTAAGTCGGTAAAGAGTGCGCTTCATTTAGTAAAATCCATCTTCCAGAAGAAAGAACTTTCAGCGAACACCTATGCAGCTTATATGGGTTATTCTAATATTCGTTTTGTTCTGGTTCGGGAAGTAGTTGGAACAATAGCTATTTGTAGCGGTATGTATCAAGATAAAACAGACGGTTGGAAAGCTGATGAATGGTTAGAAATGGTAATTGCTTCCGAGCTAGTTCCTGTTTCAACACTCCCAGAGATTGATACCGTTGACGATTTTATAAGCGATACGGCTAAAGAATCCGATGTAAGTGTAAGTGATGAAAAGCACGCAGGTGTTGAGTTCACTAAAAAAAAAAGATTGAAGTAGGCTCTCAAGTAACTTGGTCCAGCGATGAAGGAAAAAGTTACGGCCAAATAATTCTAAGGAAAGAATTCGGAAGCATCAAGATTCCAGAAACGAATGTTTCAATCGATGCTTCTGATTCTAATCCAGCTTTCCTTATAGAAGTGCTAGACAAGATTAAGACCAAATATGTAAAGTCTGGCATTTATGTTGCTCACAAATCCGATGTATTAGAAGAAACAGAAGTTGATGTTTCAGACTTGAGAAAGGATAGCGTTCCAAATCTTCTAGTAAAGCTTAAGAACTTCAAAGCTGAATCGAAAGAGAATGAAGATGGTGAGCTAATCGGCTATATTGAAGGGGATGCGAATGTAAAAAACATCTATGATCTAGGAGGCGATAGAGTTTTAAGTTCTGCATTTACTCAAACCCTAAAGCACAAAGACGGTAAAGTAATACTTTTATCCGACCATTTTTATACTATGGCAGATGTTGCAGGAGTTGCATATCTTGAGGACACAGAGAAATCATTAAGGCTTAAGGCAGAGATTAATCTTGAAACTCAACAGAACAAAGATTTGTATAGTAACATCAAATTTCTAATGAAACGAGATGTTGCGCCAGGTCTTTCAATCGGTTACGATGTTATCAAGGCTTCTCCAAATGATGCAGGTGGGTATGATTTACAGGAAGTAAGTGTTCACGAAGTTAGTGTAACACCGTTCCCAATGAACACCCAGAGCCTTATTGATTACGTTAAAGAGTTTAAAAAGAATGGTAAGCGCCGACAGGCATTACTACAAAAAGCTAAAAGCAACGCGCCCAAAGCAGTTGTAAAACCACAAATCAAATAAAACAATGGCTAAACCACAGGTTAAATCAACAATAGGCAACCTTTTAGCAGAGTTCAAAGATACAGCAGAGCGTCATGCAAAAAACGCAACGGCTGAAACTAAGTCCGCAATAGACAGAATGAATGAGCGGATTAATGAGATTTCTTTGGCTTCTAAAAAGTCAGTTGCTAGAGTAGAAGAGCAAGGCATAAAGTCTTGGTTAGATACTGAAACAGGGCAAGTAACTCATGCTTTCCTTTTGAAAGGTGCGCATGGATTAAGTCCTGAGCAAAAGAAAATGATGGTTAAAACACACCGTCATCTAGAATCTAAAACGATGGTAACTTATGACGCTACAACAGGCGGTTCATTAGTACCACCGCCAGAATTTGTTGCAGACTTGAATCGCCAGATTATCGAGTTCGCACCAGTTTATGAAATGGTGAGAAAACGACCTTCTGATATCAACGGTTTAATTCTACCGAAGAGAAACGGAATCGTAACCGCATATTGGGGGAATGAAGCTCAAGCACTTACTGATTCACAATCAGAGTACGGTGAAGATGAAATTCCAGTACATGAATTAACAGCATCAACGGCTGTTTCTAATCGAATGCTATTGAGTCCTATTTTCAACATCGAAGGAGAGATAACAACAGATCAAGGTGAAGCGTTTGGCGTTTCTATTGCCTCTGCTATTATTTCGGGTGATGGCGTTAAAAAGCCGTCTGGTATTCTCGGAAATGTTCAAAATGCTAACACAGCATCATTGACGTTGACAGCAGAATTACTTGCAAAAGTACCTTCTGGGATTAAAGGGGCCTATGCAGATAAAGCAACTTGGTTGGCACACCGTCAGACCTTCGGTTTGATTAGAACCATACTCGCTACTAATGCAGCAACCTTTATGTTGTGGGCTCAAACTTTAGCGGAAGGCCGTCCAGAGTTGTTACTTGGTCGACCAATCGCAGAAGCTCCAGAGCTAGGAACACCACAGGTAAACGGTGCATTTGTTGCAGGTCAGATTCCAATTATCTTCGGTGATTTGGAAAGAACGTACACAGTTGCGGACGGTGTTGAAGCCAGAATCCAACGTAACCCGTTTAGAGTTTCTAATAAGACGCTCTTCGAGGTAAACCGCTATATCGGTGGTAAAGTTGTGAGAAGTGAAGCTTCTACACAAGTAACAATAACAGCAAGCTAGGAGAAAGAAAGTATGTATACATTAGTATCACAAACGCACAACCTTATTTCAGCACTTCGTCCAGTAGCACTTTCGGGTGCTGCGAACACAAATGGTATCATTATTGATACAGCGAATAAGGATGGTTTAGCTTATCACATTCAAACAGGAGCAGGAGCAATTGGAGATTCCAATATTGCTGTTATGACTTACGAAAGTGATTTAGCTAATATGGACGGGCAAACAACTATTCCAGTACAATATGTAATTGGAGAGATTCCCTCAATTGGGGCTATCAATACCGATTACAAATTTGGATTGAATCCAACGAAAAGATTTGTGAGGTTAGTATTTGTATCAGATGCAAATTGTGCTTCAAACATCTCTTGTTCTGCGGTATTGAAATCAGAAGTTGTTCCGGCTACTTGATGTTTATTGAGATAACAGAATCCTGTCTTGGTTCACAAGATGGGATTCGTTCTCAAAAATTTGAGAAAGGCCAAAAGTATGAGATTGGGGTAACAATCAGCAAAAGATTAGCTGAGATATTCCTTGCAAGTGCTTCTGCTAAAGAAACACTATCTGGCAGACCAGAGATAAAAAAGAAAGTGAAAACACCAGACCATACTAAAGGTATCGGAAAGGTTGAAGGCTCTGAGGATAAAGAACCAGTTGAAGTAATTCCAGAGAAAAAGGATTCTAAGAACAAGAAAAAATAAACCTGAAAAAATGAACATTCCATATAATAGAAATCGCTTTGGTCATATTGTACCAGACTTTCAAAAGAATCCAGTTGGAATGCAGGTTAAAACGATTGTAGCACCTGAACAGCTTGTTAGTACCTCTGATGCTAAAAATTGGCTCAGACAGAAAGGCTCTTATGATGATTCGGATATCACTACATTGATAACTGATGTTCAGAGCAAGATTCAAAGGTATCTAGGCAAATCTGTTGGTGCTCAAACGCTTTCTATTTACTGGGATTATGTTGCGGATTATGCAGAGCTACCTTATCCACCGCACAATGAAATTATTTCAGTAACGAAAATAGACTTGAATAACAACGGAGAAGAAACGGTTCTTACTTTAGGAACTGATTATTTCATATCTGGCGATTATTCTAAAACAATACACTTCAAATCTTGGGTAGGTACAGCGATAAAGGTGCAACTCTCTACTTATACCGTTGACGTTCTATCGACCGTTAAAACGGAAGTAGGACTTCAATACAAGAACCGAGCAGATGCCGACCAGTCGGAAGCTCCAATTGATGCAGGTTCAGGTTTATCTTATGTCGTACTAGGGCAATTAGCTACGCTGAAAGTTAGAACTTTGTAGAGGTTTCACATGAAACCTTTAGGCGACCAATTCATAAGGATTATAGAACGCAAAGAACAGGAATTTTCTGAGGCTGCGGAAGAACTGGTAAACGATGTCGTTGAAGAAATGAAGCTCAACACTCAAGCAGGTAAAGGTTTCGGAAACGATAGATACGATAATGAATATTCAGATGTTTATGCCAAGAGAAAGAAGGGAGGGCGAAAAACTCCTGTAACACTTAGAGGAAAATACGCGGAAATTGAAAACACCGTTATCAATAAGAAAGGTAGCAAAGGCGCAACTGGTGGTTTTGTTAGTTCTGAATCTGGACGTATATTCAGATACCATCACAAAGGAATTGCGAACGGTGGAAAAATGAGAAGCATCTTTCCAAAAAGTATTGAATCAATTCCAATCCAGTTCATAATCAAACTAAAGAGAAAAGTTCATGGGATTCTACAACAACGCTGATATAATTAAGAGCTTCTTTGTGGCAAAGTTGGAAGAGCTTTTCAGCTATAACGATAAGATTGTAGTTGAAATGTATCGAAAGGATTTGTCAAAACTCGAAAATGATAATAAGTATTGGTGTAGACTTGGAGTTTATTCTGGTGGAAATAATCCAGACGGAACAATGCCAGGAATGCCGAGAAACAAACCGCTTCGAGTAGAGCATGGGAAAGCAACCGAAACCATCCAACTGTATAAAATTGATGTGAGTTGGCCCACTGCAACGAATCAAGATGATGGAGAATTTACTGAATTAGAAGTAGAGGCGGTTGTCGATAGAATTGCTGTTTGGGTTCAGGAAATAGGCGCAACAGTTTACAATGTAACAGGGGGCTTACTCTACACTATGAACTGGGTCGGATGCACTCCACCAACTAGGCCAAAGAAATACGCAACGTGCACGATTACGATTGCAGCACTCCGAGCCATGCCGTCAGCAATAAACATGACACCCAATCAACCCACAGGTTTAGTTTCAGCTATTGATGAAGATTCTGTTTCTTTAGATTGGGATAATGAAGAGAATGTTGATGGTTATAATGTGTATCTGAATTACAACGGTGAAGGGTTCCTTAAGCAGAATCCAGTTCTCATTTTAGAAAGCAATTATATTGTTGATGATTTAGTTGCAGGTTCTTATGAAGCTTATGTAACTTCATTCAAGGAATCGTATGAAAGCATAGCAAGCGATACCGATAATTTTACAATCACTTAATCCAAGAAAATGAGCACAGGACTTTTAAATATTTACGAGAAAGTAATTATCGGTGATAAGAACGGGTTAGCAAATGCGTCCGCTTATAACATCATTGAAGTTGATGGAAGAGTGTTAGAGGAAGAGTTTGCAGAAACTCAGGTCGATGATAATCAAACCATTCAGCAGGTTATAAATTCCAAGATCGAGTTCGTTTCTCAGTTGGAGGAAATATTAAGCGATTCCAGAGTACAGTTCGAAAACTCCATCTTGGATAATTCAGATATAATTTTTGTCGGAACTCTTGGCTCAAGTTCAAAATTGATTTCTAATGTGAAGCTTTCAGGAAGTCGAACTTATAAAGGAATGAAGAGCGGGGCGCTTGTTAAATGCACGATAAGCACAGCGAGAAGCAATTTTTTTTCAAGTAGTGCATTAGACCTATTCGCTTACTATATTATAGGGCAAGATGTTTACAATTCAGAACTACCGTTCGATTTGGATAACGCAGATTTAACTTTCAACATTTATAATTAAAGTCATGGGAATATCTTTTGATGTTACTGGTGTACCAACAACCTTAAGAAGTGGTGAGATATCAATCTATAACGGTGTTTTGTATATAGGGAACTCTTCTAATGAAGCTAAACCGATTGCAATTATACCAACTGGTAGCGAGAAGGAGAATCCAACACTAGCAGATAAGATGGTGATTTTTGATTCTGCTAATAGTTTGGCTCCGAAGATTGTAGAAATTGGAAATATCCCTTTGGGCTTGCAAACATATACCTTTTTAAGTTTCAGAGATTCTCCGACCGTTGGAATAAATTGGCTTAATGATGTTAAGCCTTCAAATGATGAGATTTTTCTATTGAAAAGCGTAGACGCTAATATGGGTTTAGCTAAATGTACTAGTAGTACGGGGGATAAGATTCATCTTTTCAATAAAGGAGTTTTTGGATTTAATGTATCACAATCAGGAACAGACGACCCCGTTATTTCAGATGAAGATATATCAGATTTAAGCAAGAGATTTGGAATAACGGTTGATGGTTTTGAACGTGACGGTGCAGGTTCTTACAACATCCTGTTTGTAGTTGAAGAGAATACATTTTTATCCGCTTTAATTGCCCAATCTGTTAGTGTAAATTTTCCGCTTATTAGAATTAATGCCTACAATAGAGACGGTTTAGGTTTGCCGAATGCAGGCGATTATACCGTTGATGATATTGGGTATGATGTTGGAGAAAGTTCGTTTACTGTTTTCTTTAGTGGTGCGGATAATGATTCTGGATATTTTGTATTAGAAATAGATTATAAAATTTTTTATAGTGAAATTTAAAAGGAGCTTATTATGAGTGTTGGAAACGTAGCAATTTATGACAGAATCACCATTTCAAATAGTGGTGGCGCTACCAATCAAGCGAACTATGATTTGAATCTAGTGGAAGGTTTAACTCTTGAGGAAACTCCTAGAGAAACAGCCGTTGATGAAAATCAGATTGTTCAGAATGGTTTTGATAGTTCTTTTACTTTCAGAACATATCAATTAGCAATTCTTGACGATGTTCGAGTACAATACGGTTCTGATATACCTACTCAATTATCGAGATTGGTATTTGAAGGTTCTTCTGGTGCTTCATCAAAAACTATTGACGGCTTAAAGCTTTCCGGTAAAATGGTGTTTGATGGCGATAGGGATGCGGCAGAGATCAAGGCAACAATTAGAACTGCTAACTCAGCAATAACTATTTCTTAATGATTACACTCCTTAAAAAAATTGCGTTCTTCGAGCCGTCCTCAGAAACTTTGATAATACTATCAAATGTTACTGAGGGCGTTGATGGTTCGGCAGCTTTCTTTTACAATGAAGAAACTAAGGAACTTCGCATTGAGGATAATCAAACCGTTAAGGATAGGGTTACTCATTCGATTGATTGTAGAGTTCTCAAAAATGAAAATTCTGATTATGCTACTCTGAGAGATTTTGCACTCAATCAAGTACCATTATTAATTTCAGCGATTGGAATTGATGGCGCTCTTGTAATTCACGGGACCAACTTAATCCGAATCAATAACCAAATGACAGGAAACGATGTTCTGGCTATTGCCATGAGAAGAGATTCCGTTGCAGGTTATGCAAGCGGTGAAGATGGTGGAATTGCTCATTCAGGTTGTCATGTTGGAAAAAATTTGTTGATGTTCTACGACAGGCAGAAAGGTGATGGAACAACTATCTCAGGATTCAAAGACCCGACAGGGGATTTAACTGCAACAGAAGCAGACGGAATACAGAATTTGGTTGCTGTTAGTTCTCCAACTGAAATACTTCAAATGACGGAAATTATTACAGGTGTTGAAGGTTTCTTTTTTCCGTTCGGAGGTGAGAAGTTATCAGCAAGTATTTTCGTTGGTTCATTTACAGGTACTTGGAGAGCTAGATTATCATTCAGAGAAGGAGATGGAGCGGTTTTATCAACACTATCTTCAACTATTGCGGTTGAGGACGCTACGATGGAACTATGGAGCAATCCAGTTATTCCAGCAGATACTATTTTCATTAATATGTTTTTCGATGTTACAACAGCAACAGGAGAAATTGATTTATCGAACCCAATGATAGGGGTTTATCCAAATAACACTTTTACGAGATATTAAGATGCCAGCAGAACTAGGAACAAGACAGATTGATTTATTAGGATATTCAGGAAGAACATTTCAGGTAAGTGAAGGACGTTACGAATTAGTAGCAAAAGCGATTTCTGAGGTTGCGAAAATCAACAGCAAGTTTTTAGATAAGCCAGAAATACCGAGAAAGATTATTGGAGAAATGAGAAAAACCCAATGGGAAGCAATGGTTGAAATGGATTTACACGTACCAGATTCAATTTACGAATCAAAAGAATTTCCACTTTCCTTACTCCATGATATACAGGCTTTTTTTTTGATGAACGCAAATCCAATTTAGAGAAAGCCGAACGTATTTATAATAGAGCTAAAGTTCTATTCCCATCTAAGAACGGTTCAGGTTCCCCAAGTAAAGGCCAATGGATAGGAGCTATTGGGGAACACCGTTACAATTCCTATATTTTAGCAGATTTTAACCCCAAAGAAGCGTTCAGAATTTACATGGATGTTACTGCTGATTCTATGGCAGAATCTCTAGTTAGCAAGCGCTGTTTTGAATACCAAGAGGAAAAGTAAATGAGTGATGTTGATGATACGCTGATTTTTGAGGTCGAGCTAGTCCTTGATCCAAACGCAAAAAAATCTATTCAGGATGAAATTAATAATCTGGCTTCTTCATTCGGTGATGCTTTTAAGCAATCTGGTGGAATTCAGATGGCGGTTGATGAAAGTGGAAAACTTGTTGAGATTACGAAACAGGCTACGACTGCAAATAACGCTCAGATTACATCACTAGTAAAGGCACAACAGGAGCTTGAGAAGAAAAGGAAATCACTTTCTGAGGTTAATAAATCAATCAAAGAATCTACAACGGTAACGGATGCAGATGCAGAGGCCAAGCTTAGATTAACTCAAGATATTAAAATTTTGAGCGGTGAGATTAACAAGAATCAGAGAGATACGATTGCGCTTAATCAAGCTGCGAACTCTCAAGTTTCCACCTACGACCAATTAGTACAAAAGAACAAAGCTCTTAGTATTGAAATGAAGAACACACCTCTGGACGATACAACGGGTAAACTTTCCAAGCTCCAAACTGAGTACAAAAAGAATAATACTACTCTTAAGGAATTTGATGCAGAGATGGGGAACCATCAGAGAAATGTTGGTAATTATAGCGAAGGGCTAAAAGATGCGTTACTACAAGTTGGCGGTTTACCTCCATCATTACAGAAAGCAACAACGGCATCAAAGGCTTTTAACGCTTCGTTGTTAGCAAATCCTATTACTCTAATCGTTGCGCTTATTATAACGCTCGTAAAAGCCTTTCAATCTACTCAGGAAGGAGCCGATTCATTAAACAAGGTACTAGTTCCACTTAAGGCAACGTTCAGCGCTCTGTGGGGAGTTTTGCAGGATGTTTCGATATTCCTTAAAGATAAACTAGTTGAAGCGTTCAATAATCCTAAAGAATCAATTAAGAGTTTAGGAAAACTATTGGTTGATCAGATATTGAACCGATTTGATGCCATTATAAAAGGTGGTCTTGCTGTTGGTCGCGCTTTCAAGGCTTTAGTGAATTTAGATTTAGAAGAGGCTAAACAGGCAGGTGTTGATTTTGGTAACGCATGGGCTCAAGCTATTACTGGTGTTGAGGATGTGATTGGTAAAGTTGGCGATTCTATGAATGTAACAACCGAAGCGATTAAGAAGGGAATTGAGGCAGGGAACCGATTAGCTGAACTCACTATTGAAATCGAAGAACTTCAAATTGCCCAGACCGTTCCACTTGCCAAAATGAAACGAGAGTATGAGGAACTTAAAACAGCAGCAGGGGATGTTCTTCTATCTGAGGAAGAACGATTGAAAGCAATTCAGGATGCAGGTGAATTACTTGAGAAGAGAACAGCCGAAGAATTGAAGTTGATTGACTTGCAGATTGAAAGAATGACTTTGCAACAATCGCTAAAGGGTACATCCAGAGAGGAATTACAGGAGCTTGAAAACTTAAGAGCAAGAAGGGAAGAAATTGATTCTAACAGGTTGAGAGAAGTTCGTTCGATTGAAGTTAAAAAGTCTGCTATTATCAAAGGTATTCAAGATGAAGGGGAGCGAGAAAGACTTGAGGCAATGCAGAGAGAAGTTGATGAAGCTAAAAGAATGGAAGATGAAAAAGTTCAGAACGCTAAAAATGCAGAGTCCGAAAAAGTAAAGGCGGCAAAGGAAGCAGCTTCTCAAAAATTACTCGCTGAAAAAATGCTGAATTAGAGAAAACAGCTTTTATAAAGTTGCAAGAAGATACTAGAAAATCAGTTCGTATAAACTCTGTGAAGTTGCTCGATACTTTGAATATAGGATTTTTCAATAACAATAAAGCGCTTGCGGTTAGTTTGGCATTAGTTGACGCGATAGCCGGAGCAAGTTCAGCGTTTCGGGAAACGAAAGGTGGTATTATAGTAAAAAGTATCGCAGCAGCGGCAGCGCTTACTATGGGTTTAACGAGAGTTTCACAGATCAAAAAAGTGAAGCCAAAAACTACCAGTACATCGGTAGCAGATGCAGGCGGAAGCGCTAGTTCAATAGCTTCGGAGGTATCAGCAAAAGATGAGGAGTCAAGGAAAGAAGGTTTCTCTTTAGTTGATGCAGGAAGCACTTTTGCAGCAATGTTTCCAGATAAATCCATCAACAACACAACGGTTATTACTGTTGAAAATAAAATTGATGATGAGGGTTTAGCTATTCGAGTTAGAGATGGGAATAACTCAATTTCATCAAGAAATATAACACAGGTAAATAATGAATAAGCAGGAAAAAGAGATTGTATTGGAAGCAGGTTTCTATAATGGATATGGTGTGTTTCCTTTTCCAAGCCACATGCTCCAACCGAAAGCGTGGTTACTAGATACGAATGCTCAATCTGAGTTTAGAGGGTCGCCAGTTACTCAAGCCTTATCGTCCTTTGAACATACTAACCAATGGGGACAGCGATTAACTGTAAAGCTTGAATTTGATAATATGAGCGTCGCGCAATCCACAGCGATTAGACTGTTCCTAGATATGTTTACGGAGAAAAGTAAATTGTATGGTGTTTCGACTGTAATTGGCTCTAGCCCTGGAATTACTGTTGAGATTGATTCAACTGTATTATTTGAATCCGCCAGACCACAAAACGATGTTCTTAATGGTGCAATAATTTCAGGGCTAACGGGTGGGGATGTGGTAATTACTGATTCTGTTTATAGTGCTGGAACTCCAAAGTATACGCTTACTTTATCAGCTGTGAGAACGTGGAACGATGCAGACCCAATTAGCATAAGTTTTCCTAAGAGTATTCCAACCGTTGCGATTTTTGATACAGAGGTCCCGAGCTCAAACCTCGATTCTAATTCAAAGCATTTCAATTTAGTAAATTCAGGTTTTGGAGTTAAGAGAGATTTTACGATTAACTATCAAAAGTGTTCGATTAACTTAAGAGGTCTTTATAATTCATCAGCAATTGATAGTGAAATTACACAGGTGGGAATATGAGTTTAACAACATCCTTCGATAATAAGCTAGGCCAAATTACGATTACAATTTCAGATGGTGGAACTACTTCTTTCTTTAGTCTTGAAGGAATGGGAGATATTAAATACAAGTTCGATATAACGCCAGAAGATACGAATGTTGATCGGGTTAGTGTATTGTATCAATCTTTGGATTTAAAGATACGCTCTTTAGATGTTTACGGGAACAGTATTTATGACAGACTTGCTTCAAATCTTGGAACTGATAAGGCCACAGTATTAATTGAAATTGATACTTGGGAAGGTGAAGAATGGGAATGGAAATTTGAGTTCTTAATTAAGAATGTGGAGATAGTTGAAAGAACCAATAAACTAACTCTCAAGCTCCAACCGATTAAGCCAACTAAAACGATGGGTGAGTATTTTAGCGGTGTTACTCCAATGGTATACGCAGGTGATTTACATGATTATGATTGTGTGAGTGTTGGGCAATTTATTAGAGAATTTATAACGCTGTTCAATACAAATTTGAGCACATTCATTTCTAATGTTCCGAGATTAGCACCAACGTCAGGAGGTGAGCCAACAAATCCATTATTTTTAGAGTTTGACGCTTCTGATTTTCCTGCTCTGGACGGAGAAACGGCTGCGGTTGTTGTTGATTTACAAAGCTCAACTTTTGCAAATGTTAAAGATGTGAAAGTGGAAGATATACCAATGATTAACATAGCAACATCTTTAGCCGCTTGCGAAGGTTCCTTATTTGGTTCTGGTTTTGATAGAAATTTTTGGATTTACCGAGCTAACACAGATACACCGATAACGATTAATTATGATGATTGTTTAGATTTGAGTTTTGCAAATGGTTACGAATCACTAAGGAGAATCTTCATTCAATTTCAGGATAAGGTAATTGAACCTGCATCAGAGGGATTCCAAAGTTTTACAGGTAATGTTCCTCCCGGTTATGCGTTTAAAGATTTGAATCCTAACGCATCCAAAGAAGCAAGCCTATACTTTAACCTTGGATATCCACACGCTAACACAGGGTTCATTTCTGACGCTAACACAGAGATTCAGGTTGGTGGCTCCAAAATGTTGTTTCAAATGAGAGTAGCGGCTTTAAATTCTTATCTTTTATCCTTTCCTGCTGAAAATACACTTCGGATAAAAGGGAAGTTCAGAGGGTTTAAAGTTAAGCCCTGGCAAACATTTGAATTTGATACTAATGCACCAGAACGATACCAGAATAAAACATTTCGCTTAACATCGTGTAGCTACAATGTTGAAATCAAGGAAATGAATTACGAAGCGTATGAAGTTCCAGAACCATAATTTTTTTATGGAACTGTGAAAGTTGGTTATCCTGTTGATATACCGAAGTCGATTAGTAAGGGATTCCTTGCATCAATTCATTCACCGCCTTTACTTTGTTAGTGTGATAAGTTGAAAAGCCTAGAAAGTTAAATACTCTTCTGGGCTTTTTTTATGCCTAGAGGTTAAATAATTATTTTTGATATTATGTAATAAAAATTTGATACTATATAAATTATTCTTATATTCTATTAGAGATTAAAACAAAAAAGGATATAAAAAATGAACGAATCAGTAGAACAAATCAAAACGAACCTTTCCAACTTTCAGGTAGTGAGCAAATTAACAATTGAAGGGAATGAAGAATTAACGCTTGAACCCGTAATGTTTGGACTTCTTGAGGTTTATTGTAAGGTTTGGGAGAATGAAATAAGAAAACCAGAAAAAGATGGTTACTTCTCTAAGAGAATTTTAAAAATTAAAAAGGAAGAAAAATAATGGAACAAGATTACTATACAGCGCTGAGAGAAGCGTTACAAAATCACGTAAAAAAAACAGAATGGAGCCTGAGAAAAATTGCAGGTGATGTTAAAATCAACTATCAAATTCTGCACCGGTTCGCTGAAAAAAATGGAGCCATGAACGGTTTAAATACTCTTCGGCTCATGGAATATCTAAGCATGGAAGTGAACGATTTGAATCCAAATAAATCATAAATGAAAACTCCAACCTGTATTACTAATGGATGTGAGAAACCTGCTAAAAAGATGGTCGCTGAAAAATAGTAAACAGATTGAGGACTGCCCGTTTTAATGTGTAATAAAAATTTGATATTATATATAATTTTATTATATTAAGTCAAGAGATAACAACAACATAAAGATATAAGAAAATGAGTTATTACGACAGATGGTTAGAAGAACCCTTCCAAAAAGCAGAAGAAGAAAAAGACGAAAGATTCAGATTGATTGAAAGCAACTATGCAGACTGTAAAGCAGAGCTTTTAAAAGAAGCTGAGTATCTAATTTCAATCAGTGAAGAAGAAAGAGGATTTATAATTGATTTAAGTGCAGAAGAAATTTCTGTTGAATATCTACACGATTACACAGAACAACGTGTAACAGAGTTAAATCCAATGTGTGCTAATGATTTTCTTCTAACACAATTCACAGGAAGCTAAGGCACTTTCTCAGCAACCAGAACCAAAACCAAATAAGGATAAAGATGAATAATATTGATGAAATGGATAGCTTTAAAAAGCCACAATTTGAAACACTTACTGCGGTGAGTGTTGAAATAGAAGAAGGAATCTCTTTCTACTTTGATTCAGACGCATTGAGAGAAGTTGCTTATACATTGTATCGGCTCGACAGTAACGGGCATAGATTTTACTATACGCTAGACAGCAGAAACAGGCCGAAATTCTATATAAGCGTAACGAGCAAAAACAATGTTGTAATTCCTGCGGGATTCGGTTTGTTGAATTGGCTTTCTGAAAATACTGCTGAGGAAAGTGAGTACATCAAAAATTCGAGAGCTTGCTACGGTACTATGATGCACATTGAAATGTCGTTTCTATTGAGAGATAGGAAATACGATTTATCGCGTGTTCCGAATGTGGTAATAAATGCAGCAATATCGGGCGGTTATCCTGAGCTTATTGATTCATGGAAAAAAGAACTATTTAAAGATTTGTTAGCCTTTGGAAAATTCATCCAAGATCATAATGTAAAACCAATTTCGATTGAGATTATGCTAAAATCTGATAAGCATAAATTCGGTGGTGGAATTGATTTAGTTTGTGAATTGGATATTGAAGAAACTGGATTCTTTGGCGAAGTTTATAAATCTGGTGCGAAAAAAGGAATGCCAAAGGCCACAAAGGGAACCATCAGAAAGAGAGCAATCATTGATTACAAGAGTAAGAAAGGCGGTAGCTTTTACGAATCCCATGAAGTTCAGCTTACTGATTACATGGATATGTGGAACGAGAACTTTCCAGAATTGCCAGTTTCAACTATTTTCAATTATGCACCGAACGATTGGAGAAGTTCTCCAACTTACAAACTGGTAGACCAGACAGGTAAATGTTCCAAACAGAAAGCTTCACTTTACAGGAGATTATTCAAGAGAAAGCAGATTGATGAAAATATCTATCCAAAGGATGTGATTTCAGTAGGCGGTATTTTAGATTTGGATGCAAATATTGATGACTTCTACAAAATCCAAACAGCAAGCAAGTTCATTTTTGCGAAGCACAAAGAGGAAAGAAATGAGATTTGACAGGCTTATTTTTCCGACTGTTATTGTATTAGCGTTATTGGTTCTATCTCTCACATGGAGAGATAGAATCAGCAACTCAAGTTCCTTAAGAAATGCCAGGACTGAGTTACTAAAGTGTACGATTGATATTGATTATTATGAAACTCACTACATGAGGCGAGTAGGCGTTGAAGAGTTCGAGCCATACAATATAATCTCTATTGATTTTGGTCTGCGTTGGATCCTAGTTACGAAGCAAAAACGTGAAGTTCTGGGCTATCTATCAGAGGTGTTTCCAGAAGCATCACCGTCATTATTTTTACCAGAAATTAAATAAGGATAAAGGATATGAAAAATAAAATGGGTGGAAGAATCAAAAGGAAAGAAGAAACTGGTTATTCCAAACTGCCTGTAATTGGCAAGGTGAAAATAGGTATGAAAAATGAAAAGGGTTTTCCTAAAAGCTTGGATTACTTTGTAGCTACTGGCAAATATGAAACCCAATTCAATAAAGCCTACCCAGATAAACCAGATAAAATTTCTATCTTTTTTGTAAGTGATGAAAGAACTGAGGTGTGTGATGAACGCTTTGAAATTCGTGGAAGTGATGGCCGTTTATACGGTTGGGGAGATGGTGAAGATTTTATGATATGGGATTTCAAAAAAGAGGAACATGTTTCAGCGTCAGCAAATAATGAAGAGGATGAAGTAAAGATAAAAGAACTTCGGAAGCTGTGCCAGAGTTCTAAAGGTTGGGAAGCGGTTCTCACTCTTCGATTCATCATTCCAAAAATTAGCGGTGTGATGGGAGTTTGGCAGATAAGCACAAAAGGAGCTAGTTCCTCAATTCCTGCAATAACTAGAGCGTTTGATTTGATGGCTGAAAATCTTGGTACCATAAGAATGGTTCCTTTTGATTTACAGGTTGAAATGGTAAAGAGCCAAAAACCAAAATCAACGGCACGATTTCCAGTAATCCAGCTTATTCCAAATATTGGAACTGAGAACATCGAAGAGATTAGAAACTTCTTGGATGCAGGTGGGAACATTATGCAACTGCCTAAATTAATCGCTTCTGAAAAACCTAGAGAACTCGGACCAATACCAGAAGAAGATATTCCAGAATTTTATAAGGAGGTTTGATATGAACAAAATCGAAGCGCTAAAGATTCTTGTTGAAATTGATAGGAATACGATTATTGATATTAATTGTTTTGATTATTTTATTAAGAACACTAAAATTCTAGTAGCGATGATGATTCTATCTGAATTGGATTCGTATGATGAAATAATTGAGTTGCATAAAGGTTGGTCGATAATCGAATTTATATACTCCTATATATGAGATTCCCAAAACCAGAGAAACGAAAGAAAAAAAAGAAAGTAGCAATGAAACCGCTCTATACTGAAATATGGAATGAGCGAGAACACTTCTGCTTTTTTTGTGGAATACCTGTAACGGGTGAACCAGTAACAAGTAACTTTTCACACCATCCACACAGCAAAGGAGCACAACCGACCCTGAGAGCTTCTAAGGAGAATATCAAAATATCCTGCTCAACAATTAACCGTTCTGATGGCTTAAGAGGTTGCCACGAATTACAGCACACGACACCTGAAAAATTCAAGGAAAGGATTGAGAAAATAAAAAAAGGATAAAATGTATTATTTTTTTGATATTATTAAATATATTTATATATTCAAGTAGTTAGGAAACAATAAGATATAAGGTTATAAGATGAAGAACGAGAAACAAGAAACTTGCCCAGTTGTAACAATTAGAATCGTAAAGGAAAAGACGGTTAAATATTCTGGTTGCATTGATGAACCAATTAAAGCGGCTGAATTATTTGGGGTAGTGATGAAGATTGTTTTATTATGGCAATCGGAGAAAATGAAAAAGGTGTTGAATCTATCCAGATTTTTATTAATAATGAAAATCTATATGATTTGAAATTCATTGGTAAAAAGGATTCTAAACCATTCGTTCAGTCAGAAGTATATAACATATACACAGAGGCATTGATAAGCGTTCTTGAGTACAATACGGGCTTAACATTGAAATTCTAATCAGATAACTAAAAGGATATAATAAAATGAAACGAAACGAATTTATGACGCTTGTTAAAAGCATCAAAGAAAAAACAGAACCATCTACCATTTCAAAGGATTCCGATTTTTTACCTAGATGTTGCAAGTAATGAAAATAAAAGAGCCAAATTATACACAGGTTCCGAACGTATTTTTTAAGATACTCCCAATCTTAAGCGAAGTAGAGGCGAAAGTTCTACTGGTCATAATAAGGCAAACTATCGGATGGCATAAAGAGAGGGATAGAATCTCTCTCAGCCAACTTGAAGAGAAAACAGGAATGAGCCGAGCAAGTGTAAGCACAGCTATTAAGAGTAAGATATTCAACACTCTAGTTAAAACTTACAAGACCAAAAGAGGAAACGAATATGAGCTAATAGTATTCGAGGATAGTTCAGATTTTGATATTATTAGGAGTGCCGATGGTAGTATAAATTTTGTACTACCTGAAAAACCACTAGTCCAAAATTTATACCTCACTAGTCCAAATTCTGAACCTATCACTAGTCCAAATTCTGAACACACAAAAGAAACTCTTACAAAAGAAACTATTCAAAAGAACGAGCACTCTGAAAAATTCCCTATGCCTAGAAGTTCAAATCCTGAAACTTGGAAAAGTGCTGTTTCAGTAGCAGAACATTTACTTATGAGAATAAAGGAATGGGATGATACACACAGGTATCACTATGCGGAACCTGCTCTTCTATCTTGGGCAAAAGAAATAGATCTTGCTATGAGAAAAGAGAAACGGGATGAAGATTCGTTGAAATACATCATTGAATACATTTACTTGAATTGGGGTGAACATTCTTATTTCTGGCAAGGAAACATCGAGTCGGGTAATAAGCTTCGGGAAAAATTCGATAAAATTAAGAACCAGATTAAAAAGGAAAAGAATGGCAAAAGGAACCGATTTAGAGAAACCAACAGGAATGTTAAAACAGTTCTTGATTCCTTGTTCAAACAGGAATGAGATTGTAGGTGAGAATAAGAATCTCTTTGAAATGTTCCTCAAATTGTACGCTCAGTGCGGTGGTGAGGTAAACCCTATCACTACTATGCTTATTTATAAAAGCATCGTTAAAAATAAGTATACGGTTCAAGATTTAGAAAACGCTTTAATGGAAGCCTTTGAATCAGAGGCATTTCTAAACTGGGCAAATGTTAGGAAATATTTAAAGGATAAATTTGATGCAGATTATGCAAGAAACTTTTACGACAGGAGCAAGGATTAAATGACGAACATGAACTTAGAATACTACGCACTTTCTTCAATGTGCTTAGATGAATCGGCTGCTCGATTCGGTGTTATAAATATGAAGCCTGAGTATTTTACAGGTGATTACTCGAAAGCATTTATAATAATTCGAGGGCTATTCAAGATTAATAATACAATTGATTACCACGTACTAGATTCACAACTGAAAGGAATGTATCTCAGTATAGAAACCTCACTCATATATTTTTATTCAGATGATTTTTCAGACGATTGGAAAAATGTATTTGCTGAACTTAAGTACAGAGCAACGCTAACAATAATCGGCAATGATATTATTGCTTTGGATGAAGAGAGAAGAACCGAGAATGTGAAAATCGAATCTCTTGCAGGCTTGGCTTATAAATTTGCGAACACCTGGATAAGCGGAGCAGAAAAGAAATATTATTCTGGCAAAGAGGTTGATGAAATGCCAGAGCTTAATGAATCGCCCATACTCACAGGTTATGATTTACTAGATAACGGTATTTATAAATACGGTGGAAACTGTAAAGGTCAAATGAAAGGGTTGATCTGTCGTGAGAAGCATGGAAAAACTAGGTCGGAATGTTGGGAAGTTGCTCAGAATATTAGGATGGGGCATAAGGTTTTATATCTAGCTCTTGAATCCAATAAAAAAGAGATTACAGGAAATGTAAAGATGGTATTACAGCATGAATGGGAAGAGTACCGAACTAACTTTTTTATTGTTGATGGAGTAGTGAATCTCGATGAACTTGAGGCAATAATAATCGAGAGCGTTTTAATGGATGGAATTGAAAAGGTTGTTGTTGATTACATGCAATTAGTAGAACCAACTGAAAGATATTCTGGTGAGAATGAAAAGATAAACATTTCGACAGAGCGTTTTCGTCAGATGATGATTAAGCATAATTTCAACTGCTCGGTTCTAAACCAAGCCAAAAAAGAATCCAGGAACACAGCGCCAAAAGATGCAAACGGTCAGAACCTAGCTCCCAAAGGGTACAAGTATGTTCCAGATGTTTATGATGCGTATGGCTCCAATGCACTTGTTAGAGCTTGTTCAATTATAATGATTGGATTCAGACCAAGCCAGTACGAGGAACTGGTTAATCCAGAGTTACTTTCTCCAAAGGTTCTTAATCCATACGGGAAAACAGATAGTATAAATTCATTCTATATTAAAATAGGAAGGACACGATACAAGCCTGAATACCTTCATAAATGGTTTCAGTTTATTGATAGCGATGAAGGGCTGAAAATGATAGGACTTATATGAAATGGGAATCGGTTAAATTTCTGGCTACAAGTTTAGAGAAATGCACAATTCAAATATCTGGTTCTGTCATTTTGATAATAGACCAGAATGGTGAAATGATAGGAGATGTAAATCCGTATGAAAATACGATTACGTTCTATTCAGATTATAAGTTCATTGATGTAATTCAGAAGCGGTTGAAAGAAAGTGGAGTTGATATGTTTGATAGGGAATTAAACAGGCAGATATTCCAATTAACAGAAGAAACTTTAAAGGAAGATTGATGGAAAATATAGAGCCACTTTTTATGTAGAATATCTAAATTGTAAAGACAGATTCAGGAAAACACGAAAGAACTTTGATACTTACGAAGACGCTTGGATTTTCATCCTAGAAACTTTTGATAATCCGAGCAAGGATTTCATCACTTATAACGAAAAGAAAATGAGTTTAATTGAACACGGTATTGTTGACTTCCAGATACATGAGCTAGTGCATCCTTATCCGCTTAAAATATATGGAGAAAAAAGGTGTATTGAGTTCTTAGATTTGAGAGTAGTAAAAGCTTGGCAATGGATTAGAAGCGAACGAGGCAGAACCATTTTTATGAACACATACGGGCTAAAGAATAAACCTTCTTACTATCCAGTATTTGTTGATAGAGGATTAAGATGGAACGGGAAGAGTGAAACAGGCTCCCAAACATCACAGCATTATTTTGGAAGGGCAATAGATGGGGATGAAATTGGAACACCTGCTGAAAAGCTTTATGCTTGGATAATGAGCAGACAGGAAAAGTTGATTGAATTTGGTGTAACTACCATAGAAGATTGTAAGTTTACTAAGAATTGGATTCATTTGGATTCTAGGAATTATGGTTTTAATATTGATGAACTCCAAATAGTAAAGCCTTAAAAAATGATTACAGAGCAACACGTTAAAGCATTAATTCAATCCCTTTTTGAGAATCCAGTTTTTAAGGTCATAATAACAGCAGTAATAAGTTTATTTCACGTGGAACCTCAGTTCATCCTTGCGATTCCTATTTTTTGGATGCTAGATTTTATAAGTGGTGTATTCGCAGCAAAGAAGAAAGGGGAACCGCTAACAGTTGATAAAATTAATTCACAGTTTATAAAATTTATTATACACATAGTCTTCTTAATCGGTTGCGTAGTTATCTCAAATCTATTTGATGTTTCATCATTCTTAAGAGTAGGATTTGGATATATTATAGCTACTGAATTTCTATCTACGATTAGGAACTCATTTGGTAAAAAGGAGTCAGCAAAAATTATAAAACATTTCAAGGTGTTAATATACAAAACCATTGGAATCAACATAGAAACAATAGAAAACGAGGAAAACGATGGGAAAGCCACTTAGAAAAACAGCACTATTCAGAACGATAACAGGTCAGAATAAAACAGGCCAAATCATTCATGGGTTTTTAGACATTGCACCGATACCAAATTTCCACGAGCTTTTAAAATCAAGAGCAAAGAGTAATCCAGATTTGGGTATCAGTGATCTTGTTAAAATTTCTGCAAAAGGATTAGACCCACTCAGAACAATTGTAGCAACAGGAATGGGAATCATGTCAGTTGTTGCTCTTATGAAAGGTTGGGTAACATGGGAAGCCTTGAAAGGAATGCTTCCGTATATGGCAGATATTTTAAAAACTCTAACTGGTATTAGTTTACCGATAGGATATTAACAATTAACAAGGATTAGATTATGAGCAGAAGCAGAAAAAAGAATAAGACAAAAAGAATAATAAAGGGAGAAAAACCGATTCATATTTATATGCCGATAATTTCTTTCTATGGTGCGATTGACCCTGAGTATATGGCAGGGGTACTAAAATTAGTTGCAACGATTGGAGGACGGTATAAGTTATCGGTTGGCTACATTACTGATTCATTGATAGCAAGAGCAAGGAACAATGCAGCGGCTATTTTTCTGGCAGATGAAAATTATACGCACATGCTTTTTATTGACTGCGATATTGTTTTTCAGCCAGAATATATTGATAGGCTTCTATCACTTAATGAACCTTTAGTTGGTGGAATCTATCCGATGAAGAAGCTTCTTTTTGCACCAGTTTACAATGAACTGGATGGGAATGCAGAAGTGGATGAAAAAGGGCTCTATATCCTCAAGGAAATAGGAACTGGCTTCATGCTGATTCGAAGAGATTGTTTACAGAACATAATCAAAAAGGGATTAGCTGAAAGATACAATCCTCAGATAAATGAACGAACTAAGGAGATGGTTAAGAATGTTTACAATCTATTTCCTGTCGGTGTTGTTGGAGATGAAAATTTCAGGTATCTGGAAAGTGAAGATTACGGTTTATGTAGATTGCATCGTGAAGCAGGTGGGGATGTTAAAGGCGACCCACTTTGTACCTTAGAGCACGTAGGAAGAATTAAATACCCTATACAACCGTCTGCGCTTAAGGAAGCTTACGAGTACAATAAGCAGTTTATAATTGATGATAAAGTTGTAAATTAAACGGTCTTATATCCTACTAGGTTGAGCGTGAAAGCTCTTCCTTTTTTTTTGTTAAAATCAAATAAAAATACTATCTTTAAGTAATTAAGAAATAAGGACATAAGACACAATGAACATTTATACATCATACTATGGAAAGCTTAAACAAATAAAAAAAGAGCGTCCAGATATTGTTGCTATTTCAATATCAAAACCAGACGAATTGCAAGCGGGAATATAGAAAATGCTCGGTCTTTAATTGGCGATAACGTATTCAGCTAACCTGTCGTTACTATGCAGATTAGCGAGCGTTATGTGTTTTTGCGGCTTCACTCTCAAGAAATACCTTGATGGCATAAATAATTGTTGTAAAGTACGTTTAAAGCGTTTA